ACTTTGACGCATCAGGTTGTTGTCCACGGCTTCCGTCTGCGCTTGTGTCTGGCTGTTGTAATAAGCAGCGCGTTGACCAACAAGCTCTTCCGGTGCCTTGCAGAGCAACAGTCCACCGATCTCGATGTTGTCCTTATAGCGACTATCGGGATCGATCAGCAGTTGAAATTTTGGCTGTTCTTCAACGCGTACAGGTTCCCAGCCTTCACGGATCTTGGCCGAAAGGTTGCGGGGGTCTGCCTGGCCCAGCGTGGAGACACGGATCCAACGGTATGCAAACCCAGCCTGCTTATCAGGCTCAGGAAGCAGCTCCGGCGGCATCCACTGCTTGGGACGCTCGGTTACTGCTCGGGTTTCCAGTTCTCGGGTCAGTCGGTTATCGGCCATTTTGCATCTCCAGTTTTCTAAGTTCGATTGCGTATTGCTCAGGTGTCAGTCCCAGCTTCTTAGCCAAGTTGACTTGACTAGCCCGCAGCTTGATCTTGTTTGAAGATGTGCTGCGCATCGCTGGTGCCACTACAGTTCCCGGTTTTGTGCGGGACTCTTGTCTGGACCTAGACTCCACCGGCTCCTCATCGAAATACTCAGGAAACCGCCTGCGGACCTCACGATCAAGTTCCGCAAAATACTCATCCGAACCAACTACCACTCGACCGCTGTCTACTAACTTTTTGTGAAAGCCCAGTGCCATGGCGGTCATTACCGGCTCAGGTCCGTACCAAGGATTGCGCTCTTGCCACGAAATCAACTTGGGATTCGGCCTATAAACCGGCTCTTGCACTTGTTGTACTTCATCTTCTTCTTCTTGTAAAGCGGGCATTCTAAAGTTCTGCGCCTGAAATACTTTCAGCTGCGCTTCCTGCATAGCCTGCTGCGCTTCTACAAGACGATCAGAATCTCCCGAGTCATACGCCTCCTTATAAGCGCGCTTGGCCATTTCCATTTCCATATTGGCCGCGCTCTGCAAGGTGGACGCATACTCCTTGCCGCCGCTGTCCAGCATCGAACGATACTTCTTGTTCTCGTCAATAAGACGTTGAGCTAGGACAACCGCCTCTTGGTGTTCACGCAGAGCAGCCTCTTTCTCACGGCGCTCGTCATGCCACACCTTCTTCATCTGCTTGAGCTTCTCCTTGACGCGCTCGTCGTAATCATCAAGCTCGTCTTGGTCCAGCTCTTCTACCAATGAGAGAGGCATCGGCTCCCGACCACGGTCCTCCGGTGGGGTATCGTCCTCAACCTCAACTTCAACGCGAACATCATCGCGGCCGTGTTGTACTACCAGTTCAGTTCGCTCATCTGGGAACTTAAACTGTTCTTTTTCAAATTCAGGCATCTTGTCCTCCTGTTATTTACGACGAATGCCACGCGGATCATCAACGACAGCTTCAACACTGTCATCGTTAATCAGACGGAACTCACGGCCATGAATAACCAACCTGGTACCGGCATTAGGCCGCACCAGAATAAAGTCACCCTGCTTGCACCATGCACCACTGGGGAAACGAGACTGGTCCTTGTAACAGTCCGGGCCCAACGCGACGACAAATAGCACCGTCGTCAGAACCTCCTCAGTGCGGATTGTTGTATCCGCCTTGACGATCCCACTATCAAACTCCTTCTCAATCTCCGGAATCGCGCAAAGAACGCGGTATCCAGAGGGCTTGGGCAGCTGGCTGGCTTTATCTTCATTCGACGCATCGAAGTTGATTACACCTACTACCTGCGGGCTATCGGGGTTTGTGCCGATAAGCAGCTCACTCATCAGATGTCTCCATCTTGTCTTTAAGGTCTAGGATGTACCCCCTCGCGACGAGCAGACCCTTTATCTCGCCGCAAGTCCTTTTGTACTCCTCGAAGGTCTCGGCCCTTCCAGAAGCAACAGCTTGTTGTAGCTGGTCAACCTTGTCATCTATCTGATCAACCAGCACATCAAATGCGTCCATCATTCACCTCTTGTCGGTTTGTCGGACTTCCTCGACTCACGCTGGGAATGCTGCGATGAGAGCTGCTTCATCACATCCACACCCAAGCGCATCATTTCCTTCTCGCGCTCGTCTCGCATAGCTGCGGCGGTCTTCAGCGCATCCATCTTCTGATTAGAAGCCAGCTTGCGGGCCTCCATCTCGGCTTGAGTAGCAATCCGCTGACGCTCAATCTCCTGCTGTTGCATGCGCAGCTGGGCGTCCATCTGGTCCTTTTGAACCTTACGCTGCTGCTCGGCTTGCTTGATCTGGAGCTCTTGCTGCTGCATCTGGATCAATGGGTCCTGAGCCTGCTGTTGAGCCTGTTGTGCTGCCATTTCCTGGCCATTTTTCTGCAGAAGCTGTTGTGCAGCCTGTGCCAGCAACGGTGAGAGACGCGCTTCAACCTCGGGGTCCATGTGCATGTCTTCGCCCGTTTCGTCCTTCTGCGGGGGAAGATTGAAGCCAAGCTGGAGCTCGATCTGTTTGCGGTACTCAAAGCCCAAGTGCTCGTTGACGTGAGCCTGCATCGCAGCAGCAAGCTGCTGAGCCATGGGATTACTCTGCAAAAGTTGCATGATCTTGGGGTCCTGCATGGCCGACATGTGGACCTGGATGTGCGCCTGATGGTCCTGATAGGCAAATGCCTTGATCGGCTTCATCATGAGGACGTTCTGGTTCTCAGTGACCGGGTCCTCAGGCTTCATGTCATCTTCCATCGGCACCAGCTTTTCAGCGTTTTTCACCCCCAAAACGTCCAACATCTGCCGGTGTAGCAGCGGCATGTTGTACAAAGTGGGCGATTGCTGGGCCAGCTGCATCACTGCTTGATACTGGACAATCTTTTGCGCCATCGTGGCCGCATTGGGGTCAGATACCGGGATGACATCAACGTTGTCATAGTCCGCACGCTTGGCCTTGCGGCTGCCTTCTTCCGGCTGGTAGCTGTAATCCTCAGGCGTATATGCCGCGATGATGTCCTTGAGCAGCCCCAGCTCCTGCTTCATGGAGTAGTGAATACGAGCCTGAACAGCTGACATCGTCTTGAGGGTTCTCTCAAGGATGGCCAGCGTGGTTCCAACGGGTGCTTGCGAGGACATATCACTGATCTGCAGGTCAGCCGTGTTAGCAAACCGGCGACCTTCATCAATGATCGTGTTGAACAAGCTGTACAGGGTCTGGCTCGGCTCCTTATAAGGAAGCGGCAGCAGGTTGTCCTTGATAGTCCCACTGGGGACGTCCACATCGCGGAACTCGCCCGGAGCGATGGGGGTGTCATCCCCCTTAACTCTGAGGCCACGGGCTTTAAAACCACCCGGCAGGTTCGACAGAGTCCCTGCATCGACCAGCTGGCGGATCAAAGAAGTACCACTCTTGGCGAACGCACCAACAAGGTGGATCAGACCGAAGTAGTAGAAGCCAAAACCCGGCACATATCCGTAGTGAACAAAGTGCTGACGACGCTGATGGGTCTCATCGTCCGGCTCCCAGTTGCGACGGATAGCTAGGATTTCTCCGCTTCCCTTCTCTACAGTCACTACATAAGGAAGGGCGATGCCTGTTTTCTTGCCATCATCGGTGTGCTCGTAACCCGGCAGGTCCAGGTCAACGTGCATCTCCAAAACCTTGTATCGGTCGTCCGAAGTAGCGCGAAAACCCAGCTTTTCAGCGATTTTCTTCTCTACTTCATCAAGGATGTTGTCCGGCTCACCAAGGTCTACATCACGGTAGAACCCTGCAACTTGAAGTCTCCGCAGGTCGTTTTCGGTCTTGCGCATGACGTGCGTCACACGTTCAGCAGACTCAAGGTTAGAAGCGCCATAGGGGACAACAATGTCTTCCGCTGGTACAAAAATGGAGACTTGGCGCTCCATGTGCGGGTCGTAATAGATCTTCTTGAAGGCATTACCAGCCAGACCCAGACCCCACAGCATGCGTTCATGCTCGGGTCTGTACTCCTTCATAACGTCCATGAGCTGGTAGTTCATGTCGTCCTGCACCCGTTGGGCAGCGTCTTTCTTCTCTGGGGTCTCTTTGCCGATGATTTGGGTCTTCACCGGACCAGAAGCAGGGAACGTAGCCATCATCGTCTCGGACTGGAACTTGACGACGGCCTCACTCAGAAGGGGGTGGTACACACCACACGCGCCTTCCCAAGGTTCAGTGCGGTCCTCAAGCTTCATGCCTAACAACTCAAGGCCATCTACATAGGTTTGAA